TTTGCATCTTTATCATTCAATCCTGGCAGACCCTTTGCAAACTCATCGAATTTTCCTTGAACTGCAAATCCTCTCAACTTTGATGCTGACATACCTGATATACCTTCAGCATCAGGATCTCTATCACCTGCTGACACAACATCTATCGAATCGAAATTATAAAAACCGTGAGGTTTATCTTGATTGTTATATTGTTTTAGAAGTTTGCTAAAATCATTTACTCTATCTGACCCTACAACCATAATTAATTTTTTATAACCTTTGCTATAAAGAGATGAAGCGGCGTGGAGTGCGGTGGGCTCTTTTGGAAAGGTTCTAGCATTCACATCTCTACCAAACATCTTTTTGGCATAGTGAATTTTTCGCTCAAAAGGAAGTGGATTCTTTTTAGCATCTTGACTTGAACTTAAATACACGAACCAATCAGCAGAACTTCTACCGGCGACATTCTTCAACTTATTAAGAAGTTTTTCGTGTCCAATAGTAGGAGGATTCATTCTACCAAATGTGAAAACTGCGGTTCTTCCTTCTAGTTTTTCGTGTAAATCTTTAAGTCGCATGTAAATATTTATTCACCTTCGTAAGGTACAAGTTCGTTATTTTCACCAACGTAAAATCTTTTACCTTTGTGTTCAACGATAGTATGAGTAGCCTCAAAGGCTTCCTTCTTTACTTTTTTACCCTTTTTGACAGTCTGCAAAACTCTTTGATACACTTCTTTATTATCCATAATGAGTTTTAGAAGTTTGTCAAAAATTCTCATCACCATCATACGTTGTGGCAATGTAGGCGTTTTACCATCATCAAGATCTTTCATAAGTTTTGTGAATAAAGCAAGTTCATCTTTTGCGATAAGACCTTGTGTGGCTAATCTTCTCAATCGTGTATCTACACCTTCGGATAAAGTGATATCAATCATTTTACCATTGAGTGTTTCAAGCAATTGCTCTTCTTGTTTTAACATTTATGCTCCCTTTGACCAGTTTTTGGCGGCATTGAAATTCTGTCTTGAAAATTCAAGACGATCTACCAGTTTCACATACTGGTCAGATTTTAACTTATCTACTGCAACAAACCCTTCTGGATTTGTCACTCTAAAACCATCATCATCTTGTATAAAAGTTTTTGTCATCGTTTTAACTTGTTCTAATTTTCTCAATATCAGTATCTTACAGGCAATTAACATATTTTGCATTTCAAAAATTTGTGCTAATTGTCTTATGTTCGTTTGAAAAAACTTTAAAAATTCTCTTTGTGCCTGTTGCTTTCTTATTCTTGCTTTTTCAGTTTTTAATTTGTCTAATTCTTTTTCAAATTTTTGTTTCAAATATAATATCAATCCTCTTGCGTGTGCTTCAGGGTTTTCTATCGGACGCCCTTCTCGTATTTTTGTATTTGTGTATGCTTTAATTTGTATATTCACGTCCTTATGATTTTGAATATATTTTAAAATATTCGGATTTAATTGTCTAAATAATCTTCCAGCACCCGATAGAATTCCTGTTATTTGTGCCGTTTCTTTTTCAGTCATAGATGCCGAACCACTAACATCTTCATACTCTGCATCTCTAAACCAAACATTTGATGTGCGTGTCATGCTTGATATATCTACATCAAAGTTAGCATCCATTTCTGGTAAACTATCACCAGTATATCTTGTATGAAAAACTATGCCCATTTTTGATGCTGATATTTGATTAGCCAAGTCACTATTTTTTGGTATAGCATAAACAATTGTGTTTGGCTTAAAAATCAAATAATCATCACCATCTATGTTTTCGTCTTGCAAATCTTCCTGAGTATACATCATGTCACCTTGTATGACACCTTGTATATTTAATTCAGGCAAATATTTTAGAGCAATTTTAAGTTTTCTGTTCAATCCTTCAGCAGGATGATTTCTATCTATATCTTCAGGAGTATAATTTAATTTAGCATTTTTTGCAAAAACACCCTTTGTACCAACAAAAAATTTGTTGTTTTCAGGATTTGTTCCTGCAAAAATAGCAGGCGCACCATCCCATTTAACGGTGATGCGTACCTGCTTTCCGCTTTTTGTAGAACCTGCAAGCATATCTCTCAATCCCCTGAGAAAATTTATTGCTTGTCGTGTTCCGTCTACTCCATTATTAAGAACTTCATCTTCTATATGCTCTAAATGTAAGTTCTTTTCTTCATTTAAATATTGTTTGAAACTATGCATTTTTCCACGCAACTCGTTTCAAACTATTTATGTTTATTAAAGATTAAGTATTGTAGATTTTTGGCAGGATGATATTGGGTTGGTGAAATTAAATGTATGTTGAAAATCAGAACATGTTGATGCATTTAATTTGGCAAGATAAAGGTCTTGAATTGAAATTGGATCGTTATGCTGACATGTGAGCATGACTTTCCAACAGATATATGATGGATGACCAACATCTCTCATCCAATCATAAGTTGTTAAATACCATTGTGTCTTAGTATTTTTAATTCTTTCATTCAAAGATTTTTGTGCTTTAACACTCTCTTTAAAGACGGTAAAATCTGATTTCTGTACAACTTCTACTGTTTCTTCTTTAATAAGTTCAGTCTTACAATCAGGACAATCACCTTCTACGGTCATCTCACAACCCATAGGATCATTACATGTCTGTACGATTTTAGATTCTTTAACAGTTCTACGTTGCCATTCTGGTTCTTCTTTAACTGAAGATTTTACGACATCTTTTGGTTTTGTTTTTTCTAGAGGTCTAAGCATAGGTTCTTTACCTGGCTCGTATGTCACGAGCCATTCTTGACCATTCATTTCGATAATTTTTGTTTCTGTAGCAAGTGATTGCTCATACAGATATGGGATACCAAAAAACAGTGTTACAAGAATTATTAGGATGAATCGTAGCATACGACCTCTTTGATTAGGTTAATAAAAGAGAGATAATCTCTCACTCACAGGACATATTTTATCAAAAAGTGTCGATAGTGTCAAGTATTTTCTTTAGACCATCACCTGTAATTTCATAATCTCCGATTTTTTCGGAAACGTTTTCATCACCTTTGAAAACTTTGAGATCACCTTCATAATTATCATTACCTTGTAATCCAACGAGAATTACGCTATAACCTTTATATTCAATTGTCATTGAGAATGGCTCACCAGGAGCAGATGATACTTTTATCATGAGAAATTAAACTCCGCAAATTCTTTCTTGAATTTCATTTTACCTCCAGTCGCTTTATCGAATGATGGCTCATCGTCATCTTCTTTCCATGGAGCGTTAAATTTACCTTTTTTTGTTTTATTTTCTGCCATGCGATCTATCAAATCATCTTGTGCAGATTCTTCAAGATCGTATAACTTCATTTTAGCACGATCAATACCAATAACAAATCTCTTTGATGATGTTGGATCGTTATATCTATTCTTGAGTTGTTTGACCAACATTTGACCAAGACCTTCAAGTTCTTCAGTAGATATCAAAGCGAACATCAAGTCGGCAGTTGCAGGAAGACCGAACGATTCAGATGTATCTTCAAGACCTACATCTGTACTTGTGAAACCTGAACGTGTGGTCTGCGTGGCTGACACAATTGGCACATCATATTCTACTGCCATGCCACGCAGTTCTTCAGCAATGGATTTTATGAATGTATAAGAATTCACATTCGCCCCTTGCTTTAATCTTGCAGATGAACAAATGTTGAGATAATCAACAAAAATAATCTGCGGAACAAATTGTCTTTTGAGTTTCAATTCACTCAATAAATTACGAAAATGATTTGTATTAGCGGCGGCAGTCGGATACTCTTTGACAATTAATTTACCGTCTGTAACTTTGCTTATACTTGCGACTTTTCTATCATACAAATCTTTTGGTAACTGCTTTAGATCATCAAGTGTGATGTTCATCAAGTTTGCATCAATTCTTTCTGCAATCTTTTCTTCTGCCATCTCAAGTGTGATATACAAAACATTCTGACCTTGAGACAAACAACTGGACGCCATGTGACACATGAACAAAGACTTACCTACACCAGTGCCTGCAATCGCAATATTGAGAGTTTTGTTCGGCAGACCGCCATTTGTAATTTTATTAAAATATTCTAGGTCAAATGGTATTCGTTGTTCAATTTGATGATATGATTCATATCTTGCTTCAGCATCTTCAATATAATCATGACCTATGTGAGGATCAAAACAAACTGCAAGTGCATCAGATAAAATTGCAGGTATGGCACCTTTGTCTTTCTCTGTTTTCTTTTGACCATCAATAATTGAAATAGATTCCAGAACTGCATTATAAATTGCTTTGTCTTGACAAAATTGTTCTGTGGTATCAATAAGCCATTCTATTTCCGATTGCTCATTCTTGTTAGTCTCATAAACATTAAGTCTTTCTATGAGACCCTTGAATTGATCTTCTTGTAATTTAGAATTTTCATTAAGTTCGATTACAAGAGATTCCTTTGTTGGTGATACATTATATTTCTGAATAAATTTATTGATTTCCTCAAACAAAATTTTATCTGTGTGTTCAAGAAAATAATCATTCTTCAGATATGGTAACGATTTTCTGACAAAATCATCATTGTATAAGAGGTTCCTTAAAATCGTATCTTCTAGTCTTTCCATCCTCGCTTTCGTTTACTTCGATGTTTTCTTGTATAACTTCAATAAGAATGTCACCAATAAGTTGCTCAAATTCTTTGCCTTCTTCATCAGCATATTTCTTATCGACAATTTCTTCTGGTATCTCAAGTATATCATACTCAAATTTGTATGTCAACGATCCATCATCGTTTGGTTCTTCGTTGACACCAAATCTGTTATACTTGTATATTACATCTTGAAACTTACCTTCCGTTATACGGAAGGCTTGTTGATCATCATTATCATTCTGTGGATTCGGTACTATCTGGTACCACTTCTTCATCGACTGATTTTGTTCCATATAAAAACTTTTCTTTACAGAAATCGTCAATCTTTTTCATGACATCATCTGTAAAATATTTTTCAGGTTGTTGCAGAATTTGCTTACCAAACATTTTTGATCCATCTGGCAACTCAAAACGTGTAGAAACTTTAGTAAAGATACCTGCTTCTTCTGCAAGTTCAAGCATACCATACCATCTATCTAAACCTTTGTCATATGTGACAAGAGCATCTACCATTTTATTTTCCACTGTTAATCTAGACTTATGATTTTTACAGTGAATAATATTACCAATAACTTCTGTTCCTTCTTTCTCTTTTCTTTTTGAGAGAAACACAATATTACTTGATGCGTAATATAACCCTGTACCACCACCCATCACTTGTTGAGGAAACATTACACCTACTTGTGAATATGTATGATTTGTCACGAGCATAGGAACTTTTGCTTTACCTGCTTTGAGTGTCAATACTCTAAATGCACCTTTTACAAGGGCGGCTCGTGTCATGTCTTTTGTCTCTTTACCATCAGCAATATCACCTAATTCTTTTGATGTAGATAACATACCAAGACTATCGAGACAAATCATCAAAGGTTTACGTTCTTGATCTGCTAGATATTTGTCAAGAACTTTTGTAGATTGATGAGCAAACTCTTGTATTGATGCGACTGGCAACATGACCATACGTTTAGAATCAATACCTCTTTTCTCAATCATGTCTTTTGTTATTGCAGATTCAGACTCAAAATAAAGAACACCACCGTCAGGGTTATCTGACAAAAACTGTTTGACAATACCCAATACGAAAAATGTTTTTCCTGTAGCCGATTCTCCAGCAAAGGCGGTAATCTTGTTTCCTGGAAGCCCGCCATAGATACTTCCCGATAGTAAAGCATTGAGAGCATAACTACCGGAATCGATAAAGGATTCAACATCACCTGCTTCAACACCATCAGCAACCACTCCAGCATATTCATTTCCTGTCTCCTTAATCATGTCTGTCAAAAAACTCATAACAACTCCTTAAACAAAAAAATTATCAATTGTATATCTCTTTTCATA